CTGTTGCTTCTAGCATAGTAGGTGTATGTTAATCTAACTGGCTCAATAAATTTAGGTAAGTCTTGTATCTTTTCTACAAGATCTTCTGAGTATATTTTTTTTGCTGTAGATAAAACTCTGTAGTGTGCGTTCCTGTAGTTGTTTAAGTTCAGAATAAATTTTTTTTTCTTTGAATAGTAAACATCCAAAGGTAGTTTGATTTGCATTAAGTTGATGGCCTGGTTTCAATCCATGGCCTAATTTGTGTAATAGATGCACCATTAAATAAATTTTTAACTTTATCGCAAGTCTCTAAGATCTCTTCTGGAAACCCACTGTTGACAACTTCAATTAATTCTTTGCTAGAAAAAAAGTTTTCGCCCGGCGTGTTAAGGTTCTCAGCCACGTTAACAAATCTAATCTTGTCCTTCTCATACAAAACCATATCGTCATCCTTTTCCATGACATGAGCTGGTATCAACTCAGGTATAAAGTTATGTCTTGAACAACCCTTGGTTTGTCTGTCCTCGCTAATCTTTCTATCGTGCTGAGTGCAATGCCAATGAGCATCTCCTTTCTCAATGTCAACCTTAGCAAACCTACAAGATCTGCAATGTATTTTAGGTGGCAGTGCTCTACTTAGGTAACAGGCTTGTTGGCCTGGTGTCATATAACTTTTGATTCTGTAATCTGTTTCTGGTATGTAGTTATCTGGTGGGATCTCTGCTAGTAAAATACTTTTTGCTTTCTCTATCAAAGAATCAAAAGCACTACTATCATACTGAATTATTTCAGTATATAAGTCTGAGTTATTTTTGTTATAAACAATTGCAATGCATTGAGTAAACTTAAACAAGCCCATGTATAAATGTAACTGGGCAGCATACTCTTCTGACCACTCACAATAACTACCAAGCTTTACTAGGTTGTTGAAGCGATTGTCGTTGGCTGTCTTGAACTCTAGCAAGAATGGATCTTTGGTATCAATCCCCGGAAAGTTTTGCCCTACGCCATCGATGTGTCCTTTGACGTGGCCTCCCAGTGCCTCTGTCTCAAACTGTTTACCATTAGAAGCAAGATCAAATATCTGAGCACCGGGAATCTTTCTAAGTTTCTTAATAAGATCATCTTCAACTACGTTGCCTAGATCAAGAAGCCTTAAAACTCTAGCAGGCATATCATCAGGCATAAGCCAGCGATAACGCATCCATAACAAACGTTGATTCGGATTACCTATCTGACTCATGCCTAAGTAAAATCTTTGACGCTTCTCTTGTTGCAGTTCAACATCGTCTAGTAAATGATTTATATCTTTCATAGATCTATATCTTCGTTTTGTTTAGTTTTAATCCCAACAACGTTCTCATACTTACCTTGCTTTTGCACAATGATTTCAGAGATTGTATCAAATGCACCACTGTTAATTAATTCAGCGGCCATCCACGGTTGACTTGGTGATCCCCACTTGGTAGTGATCTTCTTCCACTTACGCACCGCCATGTTGTGTGCGGTGGGATGGCCAAACATTAGTGGCATCTTCTTAGGAAAGAACTCATCCTTAACTGTAAAGACTACTTGACAATACTCACTGCCATTTTTGGACTTAACCACTGAGGCAAAGATATCTGTGATGGGTTTGTTTTTAGGAGGCGATGCTTTCTTTTCATCTGATAAGACAGCCTGTCTCTCAGCCTTGGTACGCCTTGCTACTTCTCTTTCCTTCTTGGTCCAGAGAACTTTTGATTGTGTTGACTCAAACACTTGGCCGCACTCAATGCATTCTTTAGCAGAGGGTGAGTTGATAGCATTACAGCTTGCACAAATCTTAGGCTTGTATCTTCCGGGAAGACTTTCGCCAGGCTCTACCTCATCTAGACAGCCATGCCTAGCTACGTTCTCACCGTAGTCAAGCAGCAAACAATTGTCTTTGTCATCATGCAATCGCATCCCACGACCACACATCTGCACATACAAGCCAATGCTTTGTGTTGGCCTTAGTAAAGCTATGCAATCTGTTCTTGGAGCGTCCCAACCTTCAGTCAGCACACCAACGTTGCACAGCGCATGGATCTTGCCATCTTCAAAGTCTCGCAGTATTTGGTCTCGCTTATCGTTAGGTGTCTCACCTGTAATAAGTTCAGCTTTAATATTGTATTGCTGTAAGTACTGAGTCATCTTGGTTGCATGTAGCACTGACACGCAAAAGAAAACAGAAGCTGTTCTGCCTTTGGTGTAAGCGTTATCTATCCAGTCGTTAATAACTTCAATGATGGTTTCATCTACCATGGCTATGTCTTCTAATTCTTTTTCCCGGAAGTCTCCATTCTTAAACTTCAAACTAACTTTGCTAGCATCAATGATGGCATTGTCGTTGACAGCAAAGGCAGACAATCGGCACAGATAACCTGCTTGTATTAACTCTGGTATCGATACACTGTAGGCAAGACCCTTAAAGAAATGATCCTTACGCTTGCCATAGATATAACCCTGACCCATGCGATAGGGCGTAGCAGTACAACCCATAACTTTCATGGCCTGGCGTTCTGATAGGGTGTCAATGATTTTCTTGTATCGAGTCAAAGAACTAGGTGGCACGTTGTGTGCTTCATCAATAATCATGTAGTCAAACTTGCCAACCTTTTCTAATCTCTTGGGCGAGGCCAAGGTATCGCGACTGGCAACAAGAATTTGTGCATTGTGTTGAAAGCGTTTCATACCAGCAGCGAGTACACCCACCGGGGCATCTGGCCACACAGACTTTAGTTTGTTTTCAGCTTGAGCAACCAACTCTTTTCTATGAGCCATGATAAGAAACCTGGCCTTGGGGTTTTTGTTAAAGACTTCTTTAATGAAGTGTGAAAATATAATGGTTTTACCAGCGGCTGTTGGTAAGGCAATAAGCGTTGGGTCTTCAGGCCTGGTATCAAACCAAGAGTGAAGAGCATCTATAGCGTTGCGTTGGTAGTATCTAAGCTTCAATGAATCTCTTTCTTTTGATCACGGGGTTGTATCAAAAGCTGCATTAACTCTTCATGCTCATAAGATTCGATGTTATCCATTACTACCGTGGATAGTAATTGCATAGCATCATAAGGTGTGTGTGAAAATTTAAAAGATAATTCAACACAGAATCTTGCAAGAGTAACTACAGCTGCTTTGGTATCTAGATCTTGTCTAGACCAATCATCAATGCACATATGTAAATCATGCATCACTTGTTCACAAGTTTTTTTATCTAAAGAATCTAATAAATTTTCTTTTTCTATCATTTTTTCTTTCCACATTTAATAAAGTTAGTTTAGCATCTTTCACTTTCTGGTCGATGTCAGTTGGCAAACTATCAAATGTTTTGTCCAAAGAATTTAACAAAGATTCCATTACATTAACGAGGTTGTTGGCCTCTCTTTTGTCTATCAGCATTTCTTTTCTCCAAAAAAGATGGGAATATTATTCCCGGTTTAGTTATAATAAAAAGGCGAGGAGTAACCAAAGCAAAGTTCAGGTCATTCATAGCTTTAGTTACTCGCTCGAGGATTCTACCAACAACATCACTCTCTCCTTTTAATAGGTCGACCTGTTTCAATGTCGTGGTAGAAATCGTTTACTTATCCCAGTCAAAAGGATCTTCTTCAGCATCACCGCTAGGTGCTGGTGCTGGTGCTGGGGAAGGGGAAGACGTTGCAGACGAACCACCAGCTAAAAACTTAGCGATCACATTCTTATCTTCCCACTTCGTACCATCACCCTTGTCTCTGCCTTCTTCAATACGAAGGTTGGCATTGAAAGGGACACTCATCATGCTTTCAAGATCCTCCAAACCGAAAGCTTCCATATCAGGATCCATGCTCATGGCTTTTCTCCAGTTACGAAGCTTCCCTTTAGAGACGTTTAGTCCGTTGCCTTCAAGCATAAAGTTTTCCCAAACTTTCCTACCTGAATACTTCGGTCCCACAACTTCATAAGTTACACTCAGCATCTTATGACCTGTGGCTTTACTGTTTTTACTTTCCCATGATGCTCCTACCATTTCGTAGTCTCCAGCAGGCATAGGCCCAATTGAACCGCTGTCATCTTCGACATCAGTTAAGTTTAGATTAAATAAATCATCCGACATTTTTCTTCTCCTTCATTTTAGATTTTAAAGATTCTTTGAAAGCAGTCATGAATGCAGTAAAGTCAAGATCTAATGGGGCATTGCCCAAGTCGACTCGACTCTTAGCATCGAAGGCTGCGGTGAATTTATGAAATAACTTTCGCTTGCCATATGACACTGCTCTGGTCTTTTCATTAAACCCCTGGCCACTAGTACGAGTTGATACCTCGTAGTTAGCAAACAGGTTGAAGTCTACCCATTCCCGGATCATCGATGATACCTTCTTGTGTAGACTCATTTCCCAACGATCATAGGGCTCACGCTCAGGATCATTGAAAGTTCTAATCGCTACATGGGAGAGCAAGATAACATTCATCTTTTTCTCTAGTAACAAATCAAACATTTTAAGTATCCGCCTATATAACTCAGCGGATTCTGTGTACCCTTTACCAAAACCTAGTGACTCAATGGACTTAACTGAATGCATGTCGCAAACTTTTTGTTGCACAAGTTTCTCAGCCCAGTCAGTGGTATCAAACACCACAGTTTTGTAATCATGTTTCTCTTCATAAAGAGTTTGTAATTGTTTAACAATGTCATCGTATGACTTGCACAATGGAAAGGAAGATACATCTAAAAAGTTAGTTCCTTCCTCTGTCTTAATAAATACAGGCCTAGGTGCATTAGATGCAAAGGTGGTTTTACCTATCCCATCAGTTCCTGCTACATTTATTTTTATTGCTGGCACTTTGATGCCTGTTTCAATGGTATTCAATAGACTCACCTTGGTCTCCTAATATAATGGTTAACGTTAAGATCTTCTTGAGAACCAACATGTTCTTCCCATATGTCTGACAATGCACTTGGTAAGTACATGCTGTTGATGTCTTTCATTTTGCTGCAGAACTGCTCAAAGCTACTGCAAGTGCTAATAACAAATTCTGAATCAGACTGGACGTCTATTAAAAAATCTCCTATCTTACTCATCGCTTACTCCTTTTAATGGATCAATGAATGTGACATAAGGTCTTTCATTGATCTTGGTTGTCAATCCTTTCTCGATGTAGTCCCAAGCCTTTGGATCTTCGTCCTGAAGTTTCTTGGTTGCACGAGAATCTTCCACATACTGTTTAGTAAACGGAAAGTTTTGTAGTTCTTTTGATAAATCATTTAAGTAGTCTTGGTCCCATGACTTGGTAACCTTGTATTGCACTCTTAAATCTTTCGGTATCAAACCTTTAAGCTGCACCCTTTTAGATCCACCAGAGTTTGATAATAGTTTAGTGACTTCAAAAACTTCAGGACATTGAGCAATGGCCTCGTCTAAAAGTTTTGATTCTTCACGCAGTTTTGACTGGCTTGATAGGTTTGCTTTTTTTAACTTTAGCAAATCTACTAGGCCATAAGCTTCATAGTTAGTTTTATCTTCCATATGTTGTCTCCAATAACAAATACAAATACCATCATAATGATTATGAAAACTTTGTCAACAATCTTCTTTACTTTTTGTATCATGTCCCTTATCATTGACTTCGATGCGCTTCAGTTCGTCTACACCCCAAGATGTTGACGTCCTCCTTTTTTTAGAAGCGCATCACCTAACAAGGAGAGAAATGGAACTAAAAGATTACATAGAGAAACGTGGCGAAGAGAGTCTTGCAAAAGAACTCAAAGTATCAGTATCAACAATTAGATCTTGGAGATACAGCACAAGACAACCGTCTGTAAACCAGGCCAAGAAATTAATCAAGATGACCGGGCATGCTCTTGATTGGGAAAGTATTTATGGTGAAATAGAAAAGAGTTAGTCTTGGAATTACATTTAAATACAAAGGGAGAGGATATCCTTGGCAACAAGAGAAAGGAGATGTTGGTTTCTTTTTACGAAAACAACTTTCATTTAATACCTTGTGGGTCCAAGACAGACGTCATACCAGATTACTTTAAAACTAGACATCCTTATGAAGAAGATGATGTCTTGCTCAAGCGTTGGGCTAAGACACCAAGAGTTAAATGGGCAGACTACATTCAAAAGCAAGCACACTTAAAAGAAATCAAGCAATGGTATCTACAGTTTCAGAACTGTAATTGGGCAGCTGTCACAGGGATTAACTTTGTGGTGCTCGATGCAGACACACAAGAGGCCTGTGAATTTTGTGAATCAGGACAGATCACAAGAACAACACTGAAACAAAAAACACCAAGAGGTGGCTATCATTATTTTTATGCTATCAATCCTGAACTAAAAATAAGAAACACCACAGGCAGACTTGATGTCAGAGGAGAGGGTGGCTATGTCATGGTCTCACCTTCGGACCACTACATGTTTGAAAGCGTAGACGGTGTTCTGCCAAACGACATGGAAGACTTGCCCATACTAACAAGTCAAGACATGAATGTGATCTATGACTTTAATAATGTAGGCAAATCAAACTCAGACTTGAAGACACCGCTATCAATGAATGGTGTTGGCAGTGGCATGAGAAATGACACGCTTGCAAGATTGGTAGGCAAGTGGATCCTCGAAGGTTGGGGTATGCGTGAGGTTATTATTAAAGCTTTGGATTGGAATCAAACCAACAACCCACCCATGAGCGTGCAAGAAGTATTGCAAACTGTAAACAGCATTTCAACTGGACACTTAAAAAGAAACCCAGAGGATGTGGCTGGTATCACGGAGTGGAAGACAAGTCAATGGCAGATACAACTAACAGACGAACTCAAAGAGATCATGGATCAAGAAGATCCTATCGAACAACAAAAGAAAGAAGACAAACCAGACAGAGATCCACTTGGACTCAAAACATTTGGCGATCCTTTTTGGGATGGCATGGACTCAGATCGCATCGAACAGTTTTGGGGCGATGCATTTGTCTTTGAACAATCAAGGGTCTTGCTCTTGGGTAAACCAAAGATTGGTAAGTCACATTGGTTAGGTGCATTTGCTGCTGCGGCCACAACAGGCACAGAGTTCATGGGCAAACAATTCAATAGACCTTTAAAGGTTATGTGGTTACAGGCAGAGATCATTCATGAGTTCTTAAAGAAAAGAATCGACATGTACTATCAACCTTTCATTCATGACAGAGAGATCTTGGATATTGGTAAGTCAAATCTTATAGCCTCTGGAAGATTAAGAAAGAACATCATGAGAGACAAAGACATAGATGAGATAGCCACAAGTATTGACTATCATAAACCTGACATTGTCATGATCGATCCAATCATCAACTTCTTTAGTGGAGAAGAAAACTCTAACTCAGAGATCCACGAGATGTTATCGCGTGTCGATAAACTAATAGAACTCTTTGGTGTTGCTGTCATCATTGCTCATCACACTGGTAAAGAAAGAGCAGACGATCTTTCGTTTATGTCAGCGCGTGGTGGTAGTGCCTTTGCTGGATGGATGGATTCAGGGGTCAAGCTGTCTGGTAAGAAACCTAACATCGATATCTTTTACGAGGCAAGGAATGCAAGAGAACCAGATCAGCACTTGGCCTACTTTGATTTTGATCGTGGCTTCTTCAGAATGGTAGATGCATCAGACTCACCAGACGAAGTAGAGATAGCAAGGGTGGTAGCAGCTGGAATGGATAGGCGCAAGTTTTATACAAGGCAAGAACTAGAACTGTTAGCAAGACAAGCATTGAAGAAAAGCGACATGGCTTCTGGAGAGAGAGCCGCAAGGTACGCAGTGTCACATGTGCAGAAGTATCTAGCAGAGAGAGTCAAGACTCACAGTGTGCCAGGTAAGAATGCATGGTATTACTTAGCAGATAACGAGATGAAGAGGCCTTGGGATGAATAACCCTTACAAGATAGAAGGTCCAGCTCTGATTAGTTTTAGTGGTGGTCGAACATCAGGCTTCATGCTATGGAATATTATCCAAGCCCATGGTGGCACACTGCCTGAAGATATATACGTTACCTTTGCCAACACAGGCAAGGAAGCCCCGGAGACACTCGACTTTGTGCATGAGATAGGGCAGAAGTGGGGCGTGAAGATACATTGGCTAGAGTTGTACTTTGGTGAAGAGCGCCCAGTCTATCGCACCAAAGAAGTTACTTATGAAACAGCAAGCAGAAATGGTGAACCCTTTGAAGCTTTGTTGGATCGCAGACAATACCTACCCAACCCTGTTACTAGATTTTGTACAAGCGAACTAAAGATCAAAGTTATGTCAAGGTTCATGCGTAAGTTACGAGGCCATAAGAATTGGTACAACGTTATTGGCTTACGCTATGACGAACCAAGAAGAGTGGCAAGTGCACTCAAGCAATATGAAGCATGGACAAATATAACCCCCATGAATGATGCCAAACATACAGTTAAAGATGTGACAGATTTTTGGGAGCAGCAAAACTTTGATTTAAATTTAACAAACTTTGGCGGTAAAACTTTGGCTGGTAACTGTGATCTCTGCTTTCTTAAAGGCAAGGATACAAAGGTTAAGCTACTGCAAGAAAGACCAGAGATGGCAGACTGGTGGATCAAACAAGAACAGAAGTTTGGCGATCATGCTGGTGCTACCTTTAGAAAGGATGGCCCCACTTACATTGACTTGCTAGATATTAGTAAAGAATCTGGATACAAGGAGCAAGATCTGTTTGATGAACAGATGACATGTTTTTGTCATGATTAAGTTAGACAA